GTTCTGCTGTTGCAAGGAAAAGACAAGCAGGTAATCCTGGAGGCAAACCAAATAACGTCAGTACCTTTACCAAGAAGTATTATGGTGGTATGATAGAAACTTAGGAGAAATATGGCAGAGAAATTATCAGATAAATTAAAAAAGTTATTTTCAAAAACTAGGAATGCTCCAGGAAAAGGTGCATATCCTGCAGCGTTTGAACAAAAAGCTTTCAAAGCTGGACAGAAAACTAAAAATTTAATGAAAGGTCTTAGTTTAACAAAAAAATTAGATAAACCTGCAAGTGCATCAAAAGCATTAATCACTGCAAGTGCAGCTAAGAAGTTAAGAACAGCTAGTAAGATTGCTAAAGTTGGAAGAGCAATTACTCCGGTTGGCTTAGGGTTAACTGCAGCAAATTTAGTATATGACGTTGCAACAATGTCCCCAGAAAAAAAAGCAAAAGTTAAAAAATTAAAAACTAAATTAAGTAAAACAAGTACAAAAGATTATCATGCTGATCTTTTGAAAATGAGTACAGGAGGAGATACAATGTTAAAGAATCCAAAAAAAGCTGACTTAGATAAAGATGGCAAATTATCTGGTTATGAGAAAAAAAGAGCAAAAGCCATTGAATCAAATATGAAACAAAAACCAATTAAAGCTGTATTAGGTATTGCAGCAATGGGGCTACTTGGTGCAAAAGCTTTAAAAGACAAAAAAAATAAAACAACAGGACCTATACTTATGCCTCAGGATAGAAAAAATCAAACAACAGGACTTATGCCTCAGGATAGAAAAAATCAACAACAGCCACAAACAACAGGACAACAACAAGCTAGCAAAGGTAAAATGATGAAAGCTTACAAAGGTGATATGGCTAAAGGTTATGGCGCAGCTAGAACTCAAGGTCAAGGTCTTCAAGATGAAAATTTAATACCAGGAAAGTCTTTAGATTATTATAAAGATATAATGTAATGAATTATGGCTACATCAGGAACTACATCATTCGATCTTCAGATCGATGACATTATTGAAGAAGCATACGAACGATGTGGTATGCGGACTAATAGTGGTAATGACTTACGTAGCGCAAGAAGAAGTTTAAATCTTTTATTTTCAGAATGGGGTAACAGAGGTATACACCTTTGGAAAGTTAAACTAAATGAAAAAGCATTAGTTGCTGGAACTGCTACGTACACTGTAGATACAGATGTCAACGATGTACTTGAAGCATATATCTCAACAACAAATGCAGCAGGAAATACATCATCAACAAATGATATTGCATTAACAAAAATTGATAGATCTGCATATGCTGCACTTCCAAATAAACTTGCAACAGGTCAACCTTCACAATATTACGTTGATAGACAAACAACACCAACTATAAGTTTGTATGTTGCACCCGATGCATCTACTTATACAACATTAAAATTTTATACAATAAATAGAATTGAAGATGCAGGTGGATTTACAAAAACAGCTGATGTTGCATATAGATTTTTACCTTGTATGTGTTCTGGCCTTGCATATTATTTATCACAAAAAAGAGCACCAGATAGAATACAATTATTAAAACAATTATATGAGGATGAATTAATTAGAGCATTAAACGAAGATGGTTCTAGAACTTCAGTTTATATTTCTCCTCAGTCATACTTTCCTGGAGGTTCGTAATGAGTTACGCATCAGGTAGAAGAAGTAAAGCAATATCAGATAGATCTGGCCAAGCATTTCCTTATAAAGAAATGGTCAAAGAGTGGACAGGTGCATTAGTTCATATATCAGAGTATGAACCTAAACATCCTCAATTAGATCCACCCTATCATAAAGCCGATCCTGTAGCTTTACAAAATACAAGGTCAATGGATTTTCAACAACCAACTTTAGTCAATGGTGTAATAGCCTCAACAGGGGGTCAAGGGATGATGACTGCTAATTTAACTTTACCAGGAGACTTTGCTTTTGGAACACAGTCAATTCAAGTTACATCAAATGGAATTACTACTTCTCAATCAAGTATGTTTCCAGAAGATCCATCATTACAAAATAGAAGACGAGAATTAATTTCAACTATAGGCAATATAACAGTGAGTATTACATAATGGCTATAACATATTCAGATTTTTTAACACAAGTTAGAAACTACACAGAAGTAGATTCAAATGTATTGAGTGATACGATTATTGGTCAATTTATTAGAAACACGGAATTAAATGTTGCAGGATCAGTTGATTATGATGATACAAGAAAATACGCAACTTCTTCATTTACTGCTAGTAAAAGATATTTAGTTACTCCTTCAGATTTTTTAATTATTAGATCTCTTCAAGTATTTAGTACGACTGATCAAAGTGGTGACAGAACTTTCATGGAAAAAAGGGATACAAGTTTTATTTCAGAGTATAATGGTAGTGGTACCACAGGTTTACCAAAATATTACGCTAATTGGGATGAATCTAGTATTGTTGTAGCTCCGACTCCAGATCAAGCTTATGCAGTACAGTTAAATTATATTATTTCACCACCAAGTTTTACCTCTACTAATAATACTTATTTATCAGAATACCAACAAGGCTTACTTTTAGATGGTGTATTGACTGAAGCTTTTGCTTATCTTAAAGGACCTATGGATATGTACAATCTATATAAAAGTAAGTATAATGAAAGTATACAGAATTTTGCTCTTCAACAAATGGGGAGAAGAAGACGTGCAGAATATGATGATGGTGTACCAAGGGTTAAAGTACCTTCACCGTCACCAAACAATTAAATTTAAAGGAGAAATATTATGGCAATAACAACAAACGCAATCTGTGATAGTTTTAAAAAAGAACTATTACAAGGAAGTCACGATTTTGATGCATCAACAGATACATACAAATTAGCTTTGTATAAAGACACTGCAACACTAGGTAAATCAACTACAAATTACTCAGCAAACTTAGGGGCAACTGGATCTGAAGTTTCTAATTCAGGCCAATATACAGCAGGTGGTTCAGCACTTGTTAACCAAGGTGTTAAGATGTCATCATCAGTAGCAATTACTAGTTTTGCTAACCTATCTTTTACTGGTGTAACATTAACAGCTAGAGGAGCTTTAATTTATAATACAACAACTAACGGTGGTTCAAATACTACTGACGCTGTTTGTGTTTTAGATTTTGGTGGTAATAAAACTGCAACTGCAGGGACATTTACAATTCAATTTCCTGCATTTACAACATCTGCTGCAATATTAAGATTAACATAAGGATACTAAATGGCACTTGTCTTTAATGATAGAGTAAAAGAAACTAGTACTACGTCAGGGACAGGTACATTAAACCTAGCTGGTGCATCTCAAGATTTTATTACATTTGTATCTGGGATAGGTTCAACTAATGAAACTTATTATTGTATTACTGAAAGTGGTGCAAATAAATTTGAAGTAGGCAGAGGAACTGTTACGGATGCTTCACCAGATACTTTATCTAGAGATGAAGTTCTAAGTAATTCATCAGGTAATACTTCTAAAATTGATTTTGGTTCAGCTGAAAAAGATGTTTTTTGTACGCTACCTGCTTCAAAATCAGTCGTAGAGGATGCAAGTAATAATGTAACTTTAGCTTCAGATTTAACAGTTGGTGCTTTATTTAAAATGCCAACCAACACAGCTAATAAAATATTAGTTGCAGATGGAACTTCTTTTCAAGAAGTAGATATCTCTGGTGATGCTACAATTGCATCTGGTGGAGCATTGACACTAACAAGCACTGGTATTTCTGCAGGAAGTTTTACAAACGCATCATTAACAGTTGATGCAAAAGGAAGATTAACAGCAGCTTCTTCGGGAACTGCAGGATCAACCGAAGCATTTGCAATTAAAATGGCAGTAGGATTATAGGAGAAATATGGCTCAAGATTTTGAAAGATATATACAAAGAAATATAGGAACATCACTTACTGCTATTCACAATAGTAATTCTGATGATGCAGTTATTTCAATTCGTTGTTCAAATACAACAACATCGACAATAAATGTTGATGTAGTAATTAATGATGGTAGTAATGATTATTATATTATTAAAAACTGTCCAATCGTATCAGGGGGATCTTTAGAACTAATTGACGGAGGTTCTAGAATAGTAATGAAAAGTTCAGATATTTTAAAAGCAAAATCTGATACTGCATCAAGTTTAGATGTTTGGGCTTCGTTTATAGATGCAATTAGTTAAGGAGAATAATGGCCTATTTAGGAAACGCACCAAAACAAAATTTAAATACCATGAACTCCCAAAGGTTCAGTGGTGATAATTCAGAAACAAACTTTACACTTTCACAAACTGTAGCCAACACTGCAGAACTAGAAGTTTATGTTGGAAACGTTAGACAAGATCCATTTTCAGCTTATTCAATATCAGGTGGTACAACTTTAGCTTTTACAGCGGCACCTCCAACAGGAACTAATAATATCTATGCAGTGTTCCAAGGTAAATCTACAGGTAGCATTAACCCTGGAGAAAACAGCATTCAAGCAGGAATGATTTCTGCAATCAACGGTGGATATAAAAATTTAGCAACAGTTTCAGAATCGATCACAGTTGATGCATCAGACAACATGATGTTATGTGGTCCAGTATCTTTTACAGGA